CCAAACGAGAGGAAAGACCAAGAAATTTATGGTTGCACATAATCGTACTTTGCGAAATATTAAAAAATCAAGTAAATAGTTTGAAACAAATTGAAATACTTTTTATTTATGAAGAACCAGCAGCAGATTTATCCCTGAGTATTTAAGAACTTTGAGAACTGAAAACTAACGAGAGAGAGAGAGAAATGTCCGACTATGTCCAATTTTCCGATGAGCAGATGGTGGCCCGTGCCAAAATTTTGAAGCACTACGAAAGTATTCGCTATGTGCTGATGACAGCCGAGATGCAGTCTGGCAAGTCGATGGCCTATCATTTGGTCGCAGGAGAAATGGTAAGACTTGGAAAATCTAAAAAAATCATCATTATGAGTGGCAACCAGGAGACCGAACTGAGAGACCAAGTTATCAACAAAAACCGCCGCGAATTCTCCCGATTCTACCGCAAATACCTGCGCGACGAGGTGCATCTCAGTGCCGACGAAGCAGACACAATTACCGACAATATCCTCGACAAGATTGAAGTCTTGTGGGGAGCGAGCCTGATGAAGTTCCGCGGACAGGTCAAGGATGCATTCGTTGTCTGGGACGAGTCGCACTACGCACAGACAAAGGGTATGCGCCCAGATAAGTTCCTGAAAGCCGTCGGAATCTCCGCAGATGGAGACATTGGCGTTCTCGAGTCCAAGAACAATTATGTGCTGTCTGTTTCTGCTACTCCCTTTTCCGAATTCAGCGACCTGGTCCATTTGAAGCAGAAGAAGGCACGCGTCCATTTGTTCCCCGGCCAAGGATATATTGGAGTCAAGTATATGCGCGACAACGGTCTTATTGTGGGAGTTTCCGATGAATGGCAGACCGACCTCCGAAACGAACTTGCACAATACACCGGCTCAGCTAAGTATGCATTGATTCGCGCGGCGGGAAACTGTTCCAAAGATATCCGTATGATTGCGGCAGAATATGGCTGGGATATCAAGACTTATGATTCTTCTGCAGAAACAATGATTCACGAGATGGACGAGTTGGAGACCGAGCCGACCAATAACACTGTGGTCATTTTGAAAGGTAAGTGCCGTATGGGAAAAACTGTTCCGAAAACACACGTCGCGTTCGTTATGGAGACATCCAAGATTCCCAACACGGATACGGTTTTGCAAGGATTACTCGGGCGTATGTGTGGATACACGAACCCCGGAAATATTCGCGTGCTTTTGAGTGCTAAAGTGGTGGAGGGCGGAGAATTAGACCGGTTTATCAGATGGACATCTTCCCAAGATATTCGCATTATTCCTCAAATTGCGTCTAATTTGTCTGCACCGACAAACGAGTATCAACGAATGAACACTGCGATTCAGAATGGCGACCAAGTTCATCCCATTATTCCCATTAAAATTCATATTTCCAATGTGGATATTTCCGACGAGTCTATTCACCGCCAGATTCGTGATGGCAATATGGAGGACTATAACGATGCAGCGCAACAGCAAGAAATCCGAACCCGCATGGATGCAATTTGCAAAAAAGAGACAAATGAAGAGTTAAAAATTACATTCATACGCAAAAATGGAGATGCGGTGGAACCACGTACATATGGAGAAGTACCGCAGAAAATCTACGAATTGTTTAGCACAAAGACTCCCGGAAAACTCGGTTCATCTTGCGGCATCGCCGCGTCTGGCGAAGGAATTAATGCGTGGGGGTTTTTGGCTGATTTCCCAACGCTAGGAATCAAGAAAGGCGATGTGTTTATTGATGCAAGAACAAAGGCATTTAATATGAAACAGTATGCGGATGTTATTAATCGTTCCGCGATTTCCACCACGACGAAGAAAGAAGTATTCTGCCGCACTTTGGAGACGGGCGAGGAGGTGGAAAACAATGGCGGATACACAATGTCATTATTGGAACGCACCCATAATGATATTGAATTCATGGAAAACTCCATCAACGAACTGATTCAGATTTCTCTGCAACCGTCGGAGTTCATTTTCAAACCACGCAGTATTACCTCCAACTATACCCCGAACTCTGGCCACCCCAACTGGCAAGGAATCGCCATAACAGAAGAAGTATTTAATGCGCTGAAGACCGGACGAATTTTCAAGAAGATGCAGGAGAAGTACGGCGTAAATCTCAAGGTGGAGAAATCGCGCGGACCAATTCCCAAGGCTTTGAAGGAGCGCGGATTATTGCGATTGAAGTTTATCTCTTGGTAATCCCAAGATATAAACATAACCATAGACTATATTTGCAGATTTGTATTTTCATATTTGTTTGTTATTTGTTGTTTATTATTGTAATATAACTTTTTTATGCAACAGTTGCGCCTTTAGTTCCAGTTGAACCGAATCCTCCTGCACCTCGCTCCGTGCTACTCAAGTCTTCCGTCCGAACCATAACCACATACACCGGGCACAAAGTCGGATGGCAGATTTGAAACAAACGCGTATGTTTTTCCACAACATACCCCGGTTCATACAAGCATCTTACTGCAGCCAATAAATTGCCGCGGTATCCCGAATCAATAATGCCCGTATGATTCGCCAACATAAGCGGGGTCTTCGACATACTAGACCGAGGATACATATAATACCCGCAATTATACGACACACCGTGCATATCCAACTCACCCGACTCCGTATTCGTATCATACGTTTTATTGCAGTAAATCATCTCGCAACGGACCTTCAAATCCACCATTTTTGTGCGAAATAATTCCGCAAATTCCGTATTATCCGGAACAAACAAATCAAAGCCGGAATTCTGGAACTCGGAAGTATCCAAGGACGCATTGTGTTTTGCAATATGACCCGCGTATAATTCAAGCAATTCGGAATCGTCGCCCTGCACGGCCAATTTCAAAACGGCATAATTGCCAATGATATGTTCGCGGTTGAAATCATTCATATACTTCTCGTCTTGGCGCATAAGGAGAGAGAAATGGAGTTCGTCGTTGGAAACAGAATCAGTCATAGTTTTTGCAGTTATAAAACGAGAGGATTGAGGTGGTGGTGGTGGGGGATACAATTATTATGGGCGAGTGCTTTATGTCGGTTTTCTATTCTTTTTGGAGGAGGGGGATTTGCCGGTTCCCGTTATTTGAATTTTCTTGCGTGTATCTTTGCTGCCGCGTTTCCGATTCCTCTCTTTTGCAACCGAATTATAGAGACTGTCAAATAGGTCGTCGCCGACAACACTGTAATTTCCGTTCCCGCCGTCATAGTGCTCGTGGGTAGAATTATATTTTTTATATTCGTTTCCCAATCTAGAATCCAAGACTAAACCTGCGGGAACCGCGAGGCCGGCATACTGAGAATTACCGCCCGATTGTTCATTTTCATCGCCGTGTTTTGTTCCGGAACCGAGAAGAACATCCACCGGAATTCCGGCGACTTGTTTTCCTTCGGAGGTTTCGTCGTCATCCGAGTCCAGGTTGCCTCCCAACATTGTGGTAAATGCATATGTTGACACGAAAGAATCTACAAGAACGTCCATTTTTAAGTACTTATAATTTCATTATACTATTTTTCGGAAGAAAATCGCAGATATTGGGTCTCTTTGACCTCTCGATTATCATATAAATAATCCAGTATAAATTCTACTTCTTCTCGCTTCGTTAGTATTTTATCTAAACACTCTTCTATGAAACAAAACGTGAGTCCCCCATATTCTTTTTTCGTGGATACAACAATTTTGTTTGTTCCGTCTCTGTTTAATTTGATAGGCTTGTCGAGAGCATTGTGTTTGGACATATATTCCAGTATTTTCTGTTCGGTTGAATTTTTAGTTGCCCGAATCTTTCTTATTTCGTCATTCTTTTTTGTCAGAGAATCGGATAATTGTTGCCAGAGAAAAACAGATTCTTTAAACTCTTGATATTCTGCGGAATTCATATTGTATATTTTACAGTCTTTTCTTTCACTATGCTTACTTCACGCACTAATGTCTATCCAACCAGCCGTTTCCGGCTGGGTGGACTTGCTCCGAAGGCGGGCTCCTAAGGCAGGCGCGCAGTGCCTGCCCGCCTTGTGGGCATCGCCAGCTCGCCAGCCTTAGGTGGTTTTGTTTCACAAAACCAAGTAGCCATCGGCATCCATCAAACCGCGCGGGTGCATTTGCTGCGCATAGGCACCCACGTGGTAGGATAGAGGCTAAGAACTTGAATGAATATAAATAGTGTCGGATATATTATTTTATTATTCGTAAAATGGAAGAAATAACAGAAAATCTAAGCCCGATGTCGGATGCCGAGTATCGTTTTGCATATAAAACAGTCAAAACGCATATAGAAATGTTGCAAGATTACTGCTCTCTTTCCCATACATATTCAAACAATAAACTCGACGAATCTTATTTGGACGATTTGAGACATATTGTGGATAGCGAAATTATTCCGATGGCGGCTTGGAAACGTATTGCCGCCATTCCATTTCATATTGCAGTAGATATAAGAGAGCGATGGTATTCTACTGCATTATACAAGCCCGACCGCTTGACCCAGCAGGAAGCATTGAAACTGTTTTTTGATTGTGATTATGACAATAATTGGGTGCGAAATTTAGACCAAGTTCAACATATGCCGCCCTTTGCCAGGAAAGGTGTGTATGATAGATTCTTGTTTATGTTTTATTACACGATTAATGTCCGTGCAGAACTAGAATATGAAATTCGTCAAATTATTTCGCATACACCGTGTAAGTCATAAAGCCACGTTTGCATTTTGATTATACTATTATTTGCAAATAGTATAATTGTGTTATTGAAATAAATGCCCGAAAAAATTCCAGTAGAAAGTTGTGTCCTGCAGAAATGTGTTTTTATTCTCAATGCATTGGAAAAAGGCTGGTCAGTTAAAAAACGAAAGGGTTCCTATTTATTCACCAAAAAACACAATGGAAAAAAAGAAATATTAAGCGATAAGTATTTAGACATTTTCTTATCGGAAAACTCGGACGCAGATATTTTACTGCAAGGCCAATAGCATATTATCCTGAATATATATAATGGCCGCTGAAGCAGAACCAAATCCCACAATACAAGATAACACTGCACAGGTAATCGCTTTTCACGGTGCAATACGCAACTTTACGCCAATTCCGGAACCTTTTATAACAGACCCTAGTCCATATGTTTCAAAAATGTTTTTATGGGTATCTCACGGAAAAAATATTTCAGCAGAACACAATTATTATCCGATGCATACTGATTTTAAATACTTAAATTATTATACGGACCCATATGAACCTGTAACTACGTACAAACTGTTTCAAATGGAGTCCGACCCGTGTAGATATATACACGGAACATGTCCCAAAGTTCCAATTCAAATCGGAAATGAGATGGTGGTGTTTGTTCCTCCAATATTGTTTTTTAATAGGGTTCTCGAACCATTCGATGCGATTCGCGATTCAACGGGTCTCTATTATTTTGAGATAAACAAATTCTTACATCCAAAAAAACGTAGCGACAAAAAAAGTAGGGCTGCAAGTTCAGTATGCAAAATAATAAAAAAACATAAACTGCTTACTCACGCCAACTTTGTGGATGAATTTGGCGAGGGCAATATAACTTATTCTAAAATATTCAGAATAATTAAACATTGGTGTTTCCAGATGGGGTTGAATCCCGCAGATATTGGCGTGGGGATATTTTCGTGTCATCTTCCGGATATATTAAAACGTATAAATGCCGCGACTAAAGCAGAACCCAAATTAGTGTTAAATGCTCCGCCACAAGCAACGTTTGTTGATGATATTACCCAACTGGATGGAAATGTAAATGTATTATGTGTTCCGGTTCCCGAGGAAAGACTGGACACTGGTTGGAACGAACTTATTGGAGCAAATTATCAAGGATGTGCAATGAATGTATTGGCGTATTATAAAATTCTGGACGAATACTATGCTGCAGATACAGCGGCGTGTTTACCTGCGACTGGACAGTCTATTTTTACGGTTGTCAACTATATAAATCAATATTTGGTGCAAAACGGAACAGTCAATTCAAAATACATGATAGTCCGGTATCCGTTAGAGACTGCAATAAACGTCATATACAGTGCGGGAATGCAAGATAGACAGGCAGTCATATTTAAAATGTATCGTGAACCGTATCGCGCTGTAAATGGAGTGAACCAACATAATCATGTAGGACATACTGTATCTATTGTCAGGTATGGAACCCAATTCTATTATATTGACCCTCAACGAAAATTTATAAATCCAACCGACTATAAACATAATATAACCCAATTATCGGCTGCACAAATAGCAAATGGAATAAGCAACAATGGTTATTTTACGTTTGCAGATATTATATATTCTGTTTCTACCCCAGACGAAATTTTGGCGAGCAGTGTGCAAATCATTAGAGGTATCCAAGAATGCATACAGGCAACTACTTGTGAAATAGTTCCCCGTCTGCCTTCAATACGATTCGGAGGTTCAATAACAAATTCCAAGTCTAAGTCCAAGTCTAAGTCTAAAACGAGGTCTAAGTCTAAGTCTAAAACGAGGTCTAAAGGGAGTTCCAAATCCAAAACGCAGAAACTCATAAGTCCAAAGGAATTACAAAAATTAGACAAATTTGAGAGGCTTATGCTGGAAGCCGATCGTAAAGCCGGCATAAAAACTGACCTACTACTTGATTTAAAATTATATCCAATTCCCAAATAATTTTGTGCAATTATGTCGGCACATATAAATCGTATTTTTTGATAGTTTATTCGTATCGGGCGTACCAATATGAATAAAACAGGTACCGACAAATAAGTTATATTTAGGCATAATATAATCAATCCTTATCAAAAATGGGTGGAGCACTTATGCAATTGGTCGCCTATGGCGCACAGGACGCTTTCTTGACTGGAGTCCCCGAAATTACCTTCTGGAAGGTTTCTTACCGCAGACATACCAACTTCGCGATGGAATCAATCGAACAAACTTTCTCAGGCCAGGCTGACTTTGGTCGCCGTGTGACTTGCTCTATTGCCCGCAACGGTGATATGGCTTTCCGCACCTACCTCCAAGTCACCCTCCCCGAGATTAACCAAAGCATGGCCCCCACTGGTGGCAATGTCTATGCCCGTTGGTTGGATTTCCCCGGTGAGCAACTCATCGCCCAAGTTGAGGTTGAGATTGGTGGTCAACGCATTGACCGTCAATATGGTGACTGGATGCACATCTGGAACCAACTTACCTTGTCCGCTGAGCAACAAAAGGGCTACCACAAGATGATTGGCCACACCACCCAATTGACCTACATAACTGACCCTGCCTTCGCTGATGTCACTGGTCCTTGCGCCTCCACTGGCGGCCCTGCCCAGGTTTGCGCTCCCCGCAAGTCCTTGCCTGAGACCACCCTCTACATCCCCCTCTTGTTCTGGTTCTGCACCAACCCTGGCTTGGCGTTGCCCCTCATAGCTCTTCAATTTCACGAAGTCAAGATTAACATTGATTTCCGTCCTATTGGTGAGTGCCTCTGGGCCGTCAAGGACATTGCCGGTTCTTCTGGCAGTCAATCGGTCACCACCGCTTACCAACAATCCTTGGTGGCTGCTTCCCTCTACGTGGATTACATCTTCTTGGACACTGACGAACGCCGCAAGTTCGCCCAGAACCCCCACGAATATTTGATTGAGCAACTCCAATTCACTGGTGATGAGTCTGTGGGCTCGTCCTCCAACAAGATTAAGTTGAACTTCAACCACCCTTGCAAGGAGCTCATCTGGGTCGTGCAACCCGATGCCAACGTGGATTACTGCTCCTCCCTTGAGGCTGGCAATGTGCTCTACAAGACCCTCGGTGCCCAACCCTTCAACTACACCGATGCCATTGATGCCCTCCCCAACGCCATCCACGCTTTCGGCGGTCCTGCCGAGACCTCTGGCGTCAACGCCTTCATAACTGCTTCTGGTCTTTTCCAGATGCCCGGTGCTCTTGATGCCGTCGCCACCCAGGCCTCCGCCAGTGCTGCTGACTGGAACAACTTCACCACCACTGATGGCGCCAACGCAACTGCCTCTTCCCTCTCGGATGCTGGAACATTCGTTCTTGCCGAGACTGCTCTTGACTTGCACTGCTGGGGTGAGAACCCCGTGGTCACTGCCAAGTTGCAACTCAACGGCCAAGACCGCTTCTCTGAGCGCGAAGGCTCCTACTTCGACGTTGTCCAACCCTTCCAACACCACACCCGCCACCCTGATACTGGCATCAACGTCTATTCCTTCGCCCTCAAGCCCGAGGAACACCAACCCTCCGGCACTTGCAACTTCTCGCGCATTGACAACGCTGTCCTTCAATTGGTTCTCTCATCTCCATCGGTTATGGGTACTGCAACTTGTAAGGTCCGCGTGTATGCGCGCAACTACAACGTATTCCGTGTTATGAGTGGCATAAACGATATGATACTTCAAATGTTTTATTTTCATTTGTTGTGTTGTTTCATCTGTGCAGAAAAATGCTCTGCTGCTAACAACTGGGCAATGTTAGCAGATAACTCAGTTTGACTCCCAGATTATAGTCAGGCATTAGTGCGGTCTATCAATGATAGACTGTGCAAGACCATCGGTTGTTCGGGAAACCCCTTAGAGCCTCAACTACCAAGTATGTTTGGGAAACCAGCGTATGGCCAAGAAAAAGACTTGGAAATGGTAAAAATGTTGATGGATTGGGTAATCCGCAGTAGAAATTCTAAGTCCGCTTTGCTAGGATATGAATTCTATTCAGAGATCGGTAGGTGGTCGGTGTGTTATGAAGGTTTAAGCAACCTGAGCACGCTTAAGGTACGATCCGGCCTGTAGGGAAACTTACGGGGCGCCACCGGGGTGGCATCGCATTGACTTTAGTCGCCTTTATGGACGAACTCGTTTTCAGAACGTTCATAATGTGTTTGATTATAAATAGTGCAGAAAAACAACGAGCCGTCGACAACCAGGCAATGTCGGCGGAAACTTCTCTTTGACTCCTGGTATTAAGTCAGTTGTTAGTATGTTTGCAAACTGCAAATGTGCAAGACTATTGGTTGTTCGGGGAACCCCTAAGAGCCTTAACTACGAAGTATATTTGGGAAACCAGTATATGGCCGAGAATAGAACTCGGAGACCGTAAAAATGTTAAGGATATATGGGCAATCCGCAGTAGAAATCCTAAGTCCGCTATTCGCCAGGATATGGGTTCTATTCAGAGATCGCAAAATAGTCGCTCGGTTATGAAGGTCTAAGCATCCGGAACTGGGTTAAGGTACGATCCATCCCCCTAGGGAAACTTAGGGGTAGTAGAGATTCTAATTAAACAAAGTCGTAAAATATATATCATTTTAAAAATCCATAAATAATATGTGCAAATATGCATACATTATTATTTTGTTAGTGTTGATTCCGACCGTTTTCCCATTTCATACCGTTTTTTATCTTGTTTTAATTCTTTGGATGTTTTCTTTGGATTATCAACCGGCAAGCAGTATAACTGCACAGTTGTATGTGGAATTTCTGTTTGCTTGAGTCGCCAAATATTCGCAATTACATTAACCTTTTGCAAAAAGTCAGACAAAGGAACACTCCGTTTCATATGATTGCATTGCCGACACAGCGGTTTGCACTGGTCCATTTTATACAATGGCTCCGTTCCGTTACGGTCAATCCCATTTTGATGACCATTAACGGATTCCTTTCCACATACGTGGCACGGCATACTCAGCAGTTGAAAATATTCCTCTTCTGATAATTCAAACGTCCATTTGTGCTTTAAAATTCGCGCGCGATATGTGTTATAACTTACCGCTTTAGAATCTGGAAACAATTCTGGAAAAGAAAAAATCGCACTTTCAGGAATTGCTGTGCTTCTAGAATCAATATGTAGCATTCTGCGAATAAAAGTGTTCACGTCCAACATTCCCTTCATATTATGGCACGATTCGCAACATCCAACACAATTTTCCAACATATAGCCTTTTGTCGGGTCTAAACAATCCACTACATTGAATCCCCTGTCTTCCATAACGCCGCAGTAAAAACACGGGGTAGTCGCAACCGATTTGAATTCTTCTCGAGTTAGTAAAAACAAAATGCGATTGTGCAGTGCTTCTCGATTATAAACCTTTTGTTGCCTATAAATAGAATTACTCAATTGGTCGTGGGGAGTGTTCTGTATGGGGGTGTCGGGTTCAGGGCTGGATGTAGTTTTTTCCGTGTCTTTTCGGGGCTTGGTATCGTTTTGAGGCTTCTTTTCTTTGGAGGGTTGTGGCTTTGGATTATGGACTTTCTGCTTTCCTCTGCCAGAAGATGGTTGCGGTTTATCGTGCATCTGAGCCCAATTGTACCTGCAACCTGAACAATGATTTACTGGTTTCTGATTAAAACCTACAAATTGTGTGAGAGGGAAACTTTTTTTACACGTTGCACATAATTTGGTGTCGTCCATTTTATTATGAATCTGTTTCATCTTGTTATCAAATTATGTTAATATTGATTATAAACTAATAAACAATTCAAAGCCACCGTCATTTATATATTAGCATCGAAATGAATTGTCTGGCAAAAGACCGAAACGGTAATAACTGCAGAAATTATCAAGTCTCCGACGAAACACGGTTTTGTCGGTTTCATCAGTATATGAATGATTATACCTCCGAAATGTTGGACCTTGCAAAATTGTGCGGCGGCTGCAAGAAAATGCACTATATATCTGTCGAGTTCAAAACTTGCGACCCGTGTAGAAGTCGGGATAAAACAAAATATAAAGTTCCAATTATTCCTTGCAAATACCCAGATTGCAAATTCAAAAAATCGGAAGAAAATGATTATTGTGGGAAACATCAATTGCAAGTGTTTGTAGATGAAACTAATGCGGCGGGTCTCAAATTATGTACTGGATACAAACGCGGTTGTCGTTCGCAATTGGATAGTTCTTATATGTTTGCAAAATGCCCTGAGTGCTTAAATAAAGAAAATGCTTCTGACCGAGAGAGGCGGGCAACAGCAAAGTCATTGGTCCCTGCAGATGAAAATAATAAAATATGCACATCTTGCTGCAAAGAATATCCATTAGATAATTTTCAAAATGGTAAGACACTAACAAAAACGTGTTTGCATTGCAGAACTCAAAACAAAATGCAAGATGAGAAACGCGATAAAGAACACGTAAATAAACTCACACGCACAAACGTAAATCGGGCGTTTTATGCATATCAGCGTTCTGCAAAATTACGCAATATTGAGTTTCACCTAACACGCGACCAATTTGATTCAATTATAACAACTCCATGTAATTACTGTGGAATTATAGACGAGGAAAAAGGATTTAATGGGATTGATAGGATAGACTCGGACGCACATTATACCATAAATAATTGTGTGAGTGCGTGTAAATTTTGCAATTACTTGAAACACACCGTCAAATTAGACACGTTTCTGCAGAGAATTGAACATATATTAACCAATTTGGGAAAAATACAGGGAAAATTATTCCCCAGTAGTTTTACAGACGTTATTAGCAGCAATTATATAATTTACAAGAGGGACGCAAAGACAAGAAAGTTGGATTTTGAATTATCTGCAGAGGATTTTATCAATATAACTTCAGGAAAATGCTATATGTGCGGAAAACCAAATGCTGAAACGCATCGGAATGGGGTTGATAGATTTGATAATAAAATTGGTTATACTTTAACGAATGCACGGACTTGTTGCAATACCTGTAATATGTTAAAAAATGATTATGTATATGAAGACTTATTGGAAAAATTTCAGAGAATATTAGTTCATATGGGTAAATAATTCATCTACAATATTGCACCAAATTCGTCCAAGCCAATTCCAATGATGTTGCAAACAAGGTATATAGTAATTTTCGGTCTCCGCCGAATTTACGTGCCCTCAGTATGGCTCGCATATAATGATTTCTAGATTTTTTATGTCCCGTCGTAATTGGAACCGGAATCGGAACCCCCGCAGCAAAAAACGCATACGCCGCCATCAATCTACATAACCTACCGTTTCCATCCTGAAACGGATGTGCAGTTATCAAATCATAGAACAAATCAGCGGCAATAATGACCGGATGACACTTATTCGCAATATTGCTGTTAAATTTTTCCACTATAAGTTCAACCTCTCGTGGAATATCTTCGTGCCGCATATAAACATACGTGTCGGCACAAACTGAAAAATTACGAAATTGCCCATTCAACACAAGATTTCCACCACCGCATACCGCGTTTTCCATCAATAATTTATGTGCGGTCAAAATACGCTCAACCGTTAGGGGCGCAGAATAGGACACATTTTCACCGCACAAATAATTATATGCAATACAGTTGTGGTATAATTGGCAACGAAATCCATTCGCATCTTTCCCATCGCTATTCCACAATTGTCCGTGCAAATTAGCGTCTATATCTACTGCAGAAAATACATTATCCAATATTTTATAGGTATCCATTTGACTCATTCCAATCGGTATAGTAGATTCCAACTTATTCGAGGAATAAATCAAAGAGATGGCTTTATGGCGGCGAAATTCGGGCAGATGTGGATGACCTGAGTATGGATTCTGTGTTATGTCAAATGAACGGATAAATGATTTCAACGATTCAAACTCTTCGTCATCTTCTATCCAAACTCCCCTTATCAATCCAGGCAGAGACATACCGATTAACATATACACAGTTATTCTTTTATGCATATTTTCGTCGTTTTAGCGGGAAAATTACAATTGTGGTTCCATCCATAAATTCACACATTATCGGGAATGTGAAACATATGGA